GGGTTGAAGGTAGTGTACGAGGAGGGTCCACCATGGATGTCGAGTGGTTCAAGATCAGGTCGTGGCATATTCTTCGGTTGACTCGGTCCATCGAGCCGATTGCCATTTGCGGCAAGCAGGGCAATCGCGATGCCGAATGGTCCAATACTCTGCCCGTTGGCAAGTCGTGTGAGAACTGTCTGAGAATCCACGCCCGACGAGGTGATAGATGACCCTTATCAGCGCCTCTGAGCTGGCTGCCGTCCAGTCGGTGGCCGAGTCGGGGATGATTGCCTCTGTCTATATCCAGACTCGAACGACCGATACCACCTCGCCTGACGGGTGGGTCGAGACGTTCGTTGAGGCGACCCAGCCAGTGCGGGGCTGGCTCTATGAATTCACGCCGGGTGGCGCGACGATCGGAGAGACGGCAGGAGCAATGGGTTTGGCTGAGCAGTCGTGGCTGCGCCTGCCTGTCGGTACTGCGATCGGCTCCGGCGATCGGGCCAGGATCGGGACGAACGTCTTTGTCATCCAGCACACGAATGATTCATCGACCTACCAGCCGTGGGTCGCCTGCGCCGTACGCCTGGTCGTCTGATGCCACAGCAGGGCTTCAATGTCACGGCGATCCTTGCGGTTGTTCGTCAAGCTGAGGCGGCGGCCCTCGAATCCGTATCCCGACATGTCGTGAGTGAGGCTCGTCGTCGTGCGCCGATCCGCAAGGTATTCAAGGAGCCCAAGGGTTTCCGGCGCAAGTTTCGTGCTCTATCCGGGTCCGAGAAGCTACTGGCAACCAAGCGGGCCAACGCCTACTACGGTGAGGGATCATTCACCGCTCGCAGGGTGACAGCCCATATTCGTAACTACGCCAAGGCCCAGGTTCCACGCCGAGGCTCCAACAACGCCCTGTCCCGCTCTAAAACGAGCCGTGTGCTCGGTGTAGAGCGAGGACGACAGTTCATCCCTCGAACGGACGCAACGCGGGTTGTGAACCGTCAGACGGGCGCACGGGGCTATGAGAGCAAGTCACTCAATCCACTGCTTACCTCGCGGGGGCGAAGCGAGGTTCGTTCGGGTCGCGCAATCCACAAAGAGGCGCTCGCTGGCGGAGGGAGCCGTGTGCAAATCGGCGGCGCGTTGAAGGCATCCATCGAGTCAGAGGGTGCTGTCCAGACTGGGCAGGGTTCGGAGGTCAGGGTCACGGCGGGCATCGGCTATGCCAAGTTCGTCGAGTTCCCGACCACCCGTACTCACGCTCAGCCATTTCTCCTACCGGCCCTGCATGGCAATCGTCAAAGACTCGTGAAGACGATGGCGGCAGAGGTCAAGAAAGCGCTCGGAGGCTAAGCCTATGGCTCTGGTCACTCCGTGGCCCAGTTATCGACAGGCCCTTATCCGCCAGCTCCGCCAGAATCTCGTCCTCAAAGACGCGCTATCTGGAGATTGGTCGGAAGGGTTTGCGCCTCAGTTGACGCCATATCCGCTCGGAGTCATCGCCCTGCACTTCGCTCCAGCCGAGTATGACTGGACGGGCATGGTGACGATCATCGGGTTCGATGTGTTTGTCTTCTCGAAGGTCAGTTTCGCCGAGGCAGACAGTCTCGACAAGCTCGTGTTCGGAACCTTGCAGGATGCAAAGTTGTACCCGACCGGGCAAACCAGCCTGACGTGTCGTCGAACCAGCAGCATCTCGCTGGCTGACGAAGATGCTCAGGGAGTCGCAGTGTGGCAAGTCGGCGGGACGTGGCAGGCCGTCACAGCGCAGAGCAATCCGACACTGCAAACCCTGCCGTTCACCATCGATAGCACCATCTCATAGAAAGGAACGTGTCTTTTGGCAGCAAACGACGACATCAGACTCTCAGGTATCAACGGCGCGATCGTGATCGGTGGCGCCCTTCCGACTCCGGGCACGCTCGTGGCCGCGAAGACGGGTTGGACCTTCAGCAACTCGCGAGACTTCTTCGACGCTTCGGCTTTCTCCGACACGAACAAGCGTTGGTTCCCCGGTCTTCGTGACGCACAGGGCACCTACGAGGGCCTGCTCGACGTGTCGGGCGACCTCTTGTTCACCGCCGCTGGCCAGGGTGCCCAGTTGCTCTACCTGTATGCTGACTCCAATCAGGGTGCGTCCTCGGTCGCACTCTATGAAGTCGCACACGGATCGGGGTTCCTCGATGCCACGGTCAATACCTCGCTCAACGACATGGTCAAGGTGACCGGCCAGTTCCGCGCCTCGGCCAACTGGACCATCTTCGGCTAAGCATCTGACTGAGGGAGCAGGATGTTTGAGATCATTCGAGGGGATGCTGGTTACGTGACAGTTGCGGCGGGGGCCAAGGCTGGCATCATCAGCAAGTGGAATGTGACGCGGTCGGGGCTAAAGCCAGATGGCACGCCCCGACTGCGATTCCGCTGTCAGTTCAGCTACGCCAACGACGTACTGATGAACATGAAGGGGATGAAGAAACGAGTCGTGGTCCAGATGCGGACCAAGTACGGTCAGGAGAACATCGATATCCTCGACTGGGCCGAGGCTCGATACGAGGACGGGATACTGACCCTCGAAGACGTGATGTATGTTCAGGGGGTCGTGGTAGCCAAGTGAGGGAGAACGGATGACAACGAAAAAGGTGGGGCCGGAACGGAAGACGGTCACGATCAACGGAGAGGAATACGAGGCGGCCGACGTGGATTATGGCGGCAAGACCTACACGCTCCGCGAGTTGTCGGTCAAAGAGAATGACGAGATCGAGGACGCTTCAACCGACAAGGATGGCAAGTTCAACGGACGGCTGCACCTGCGCCTGTGTCTGACCCACTCGATCGTCTCTCCGGCAACGAATTCTGACGATATCGAGAAGTGGCCGGGGCGCAAGTATCTCGTCATGTCGCGGGCATTCAATGCACTCAACAGCTTGCAGGAAATCGCGGGAAAAGGCTCAGCGCCCGATATACCCGCCGAGCAAACGTAGCCAAGTTCTGGAACCGGCTTCCACATGAGTTAGACGGACTGACCCTCCGCCAATATCGACGGCTCGAACTGTTCGCAGCGGAAGCCATCCAGGCGACTGAAGCGTCGCTGGGCGCCACCGAAAAGGAGGTGAAGTGATGGCTGATGACGAACTGATTGGCGGAATCTCAGTCTCACTTGGTGCCTCCGACACCAAACTTATCAGTGATCTCAATGAGGCTGAGCAGCTTGTTCAGGCGTGGGCCAACCAGAACTTCGAGGTAACCGTCCGTGCCCGGTTTGCGGGCGGCTCGGGCGGCGCAGGAGGCGGCGGCGGCGGAGGCGGTGGCGAGGACTTCAGTGGTTTGGTCACGGCGCTGGAGCGAGCGAACCGGAGCAACAACGCCAGACCCGCAGCGCGTCCGCAGGATTTCCCCGCTCAGCGTCGAGCCATCGAGTCTTCGGCGCAGGCGACGGACCAGAATCCCATCGTTGTTGATACCAGTGGCCTTCAGGATCAGATCAAGGCCCTAGAGGTCGCGCTCGTTGGCCTGCGGGGAGCGATTGAGTCCGTGGCCTCATCTGCCAGAGGCGGCGGAGGCGGCTCATTCACTGGAGGCGGCGGAGGCGGCGGAGGCGGCGGAGGCGGCGGAGGCGGAGGCGGCGGCGGGGCTGACCCTGTCAGCATCAAGCGTATCCCTGTAATCCGCTCTGAGACCGGCGGGGCGTTCCAGGGCGCTGAGACTGCGGCCGCCAATATTCAGCGCCGTCGTTCGTCGGCTGCGACTGTGGCGTTCAATGCCGGTGAGCGCCAGCGTAGGGTCGAGCTAAGAACTCAGGCGAGTTTCTTCGACGAAGCGGAATCCATCATCAAGAAGTTCTTCGATGCCGAGGAGGAACGGGTCGGGAAGATCGAAGACCAAGCGCCGGAAACCCTCTCCGACGCCGCGTACACGCGCCCGAACTGGGCGCCGACCAACCGGCAAGCTCCTGCGGTGCCGGACGCCTCTGCGGTCGCCAATATTCAGCGTCGTCGTTCGTCGGCCGGGGTCAATGCGTTCGAGGCTGGTGAGCTTCAACGTAAAGCCGAACTGAAGGGTACGGCGAGTGTCTTCGACAAAGCGGAATCCATCATCGAGAAGTTCTTCGACGCCGAGGAGATACGGGTCGGGAAGGTCGAAGACCAGGCATCCCTGCAAGCCCTCTCCGACGAGCAGCAGGCGCTCAATGCCGAACCTGAGACCCCAGTATCTACTGGTGGCACGTCTGCCTCGAACGCACAGCGCGGGGCCGTTCGGAACTTCACCCCAGAGGAAAAGGCGGCCCGCGATGCTCGGGATCAAGCCCGAGCCAATGAGGCAAACTCTGGTACCTCGCGGGCAGCGGCCGAATCAGCTCGTCGTCGAAATAGCGAGACAGAAACGGAAGCGGCCTTCTCTGCCTCGCGGCGGGTGCGCCAGCAGACTTTCAATGAAGACGCAGTGGCTCGTACAGCGACCAGTCGCCGGGCTGCTATTACGGCTAGCGGCCAGACAGGTAGAACGGCAGCGTTCGGCCTGGGTGCCCTGTTCGGTGGCAAGCGTGGTGCGCAAATCGAAGCGCAGGCTGCTGCGTCCGAGACATACAGGCAGCTCCGTTCCGCCGAAGCACGGATCGCCCCCCTGGATGAACGCCTACGTGGTCTTGCCGGGGCGTGGAGCAACAGCTCTGGTGAGGCGCGCAAGTTCAACCGCGAGCAGTTCATCGCCATTCGTCGGTCGGACGAGTATCAATCCGCCCTTGGCGGTGTCAAGAAGGCACTGGAAGAAGACAGCGTTGCCCAACAGCGTCTGACGAAGTTCTCGGGTGCCTCATCCATTGCCCAGAACCTCCTGGCTGGTGCCGCTGGTGGTGCGGCCTATGGCTTGGCGTTGAGTGCAGCAGCTATTGCCACCAAGGCGTTGACATCCGCTGCTGCGCCAGCCATCGACCAGCTCCTGGGCTTTACTGCAACCTCGACGCGGATCACGTCCGCTCTCGCTGCGCAAACTCGGGCCATGAGCGGCAACGTCGATGCGACGTTAGGGCAGGCCGAGGCGCAGGCGAGCATCTCCAAGACCGCTTCCGAATATCTGAATACGCAACTCAAACTGACCACGCAGGTCAAAGCAGGCGCGCTTGCGCAACAAGAGGCGTCTGACCTTTTCCGTGCGGCGTCGGGTACCGGGCAGAATGTCCCGCAGGGGTTGTTCGGCGGCTTCGGTGGCATTGGTGGATCGTCGCTGCTCGCGCAACAACTCGGTGGCGGGAAGGGCTTGTCAGAGATCGTCACTGGTGACCTGGGGGCCTTTGCCGGGCGTCAGAAGAACCCCTTTGAGAATGCAGGTCCTGGTCTCGACTTCCTGACCCAGCCGGGCTTCCGCAACTTCGTGACGCGGCAGGAACAAAACCAGAATGGTGGTGACCGAGGTCTTCTCGGTGGCGCTACTGATCTACTCGGTGGCGTTGGGGACGCGATCAAGAACGCTGGTCTCCTGACGCCGACGTACCTGAACCTGGGTATTCCCGAGGCCGTCGCGACGCTCTTTCCCAAGGCACCTGCCGGTCAGTTCCAAGGGGTTGGCACGGAGGGGGAGTTCAATCCACAGGCTGGGTTGAGTGGTGGTCAGCAGAATGAGATCGCGGCATATATCAATGACTTGGAGTCGGCCGCGCAGCGCGGTGGCGAGGCACTAGGGAAAACAACGCAGGTCACCTACGGTTTTGCGACCTCCGTCGAGGAGCTTGCCGCTGCCGAGGAAACAGCGGCGAGAGCAGGCGATACGGCCGGGGTTCAGTTGGCTGAGCTTACCGGCATCATCATGCGGGTTGGCGGCGCAGTCGCTACATCGAGCAAGCAGTATCAAGACGCCATTACTCAGGTTGGCGTAGGCAAGTCTCGTCCGACTGTTGACGCTCTGGCCAAGCAGTTCAATGAAGCCGACGAGGCGATGATCCGCGCCCTTGGTGCGACCACCGAGCGCTTCCTCAAAACGCAACTACCAGCGCAAGCCGGACTTCAGAACCTGGCACAGCCGCTCCTGCCAGTCGGAACAGGTATCCCCGGTGGCCCGAATGCGCCGGGACAGCAACGAGCTAAGGATCTTCAGAAAGAGCTGAACGAATACTACATGCAGGGCCAGAAGATTCTTCTGGACACCTACAAGCCTGCCATCGTCACTGCGTTCGGCGCCGCAGCTGGAGAGGCGTTCTCTCAGCAGATCGCGGGTATCACCTCACTGGGCAAGGAGATCGCCGGACTTCAGGCCGGTATCAGCAAACTTCAGGTCGATTATCAGGTAAAGCAGTACAACTTCCAGCTGTTCATCGCCCGACGGACGTTGTCCGATATCAATGGCCTGACGGGCAAGAATAAAGGAGGGCTCGGGCAGTCGTACCTGGGCCAGTTGCAGCGTGAGAACCTCGCCCTCTCCCGGCAGGGCCAACTGCTCCAATTCAACCTCAGCCAACGCCAGATCAACTTCCAGACAGCTCTGGCTGGTTTCCAGGCGCCGGGTGTCACCCCCGAGGAACGTCAAGCCAACATCAAGGAACAGAAAATCGAGGCGAAGTTCGCCCAGAAGCAACTTGATATCCAGCGCCAGATGTTCGGTAATCAGGTCCAGATTGTCGATATCCAGAACCTTCGACAAGGCGCCGATCTGGCCAAGCAGATCGCCCTGCTGGTCGAGGGTCGTCAGGTCACCATCGATGTTGCCGTCAAGCAGCAGGACCTCGTCCGCGCCCAAAAGAAATCCGAACTACTGATCCAGCAGGCGGGCAAGTATCTCTCGGATATCGATACGATCGCTGCGACCGGGATCGCCCATATCCAGACACTGGAGACAGCGGTAGGACATGCGTTGACGAGAACCGAACGAAAAGCAGTCAGGCTCGTCAGTCAGTTCATGTCTGACTTGGCTGAAGTCTTCGATAACTACTTCACGTTCGGAGGAGTGGCTCCGAATTCCTCTGGTAGTCCCGATGATCGCAACGGGACGGGTGCGACCGGTCTCCTTGGCTCGACCAAGGGTCTGACGAATATCACCGTAGGTGAGGCGGGTACTGAGACGGTCGCTGTGCTCCGTAATCCGCGGGCATGGCTTGGCGACGGCGGCGGAGGCGGAGGTGGGGGGACGGTCAACTTCAACGGCGATGTCATTGTCAGGGGCGAAGCTGATATCGAGGAGATCGCCCGCAAGGTCCAGAAGGCCATGGGCAGGGAAGCCAGCCTGAAGGGCCTACGGAGCGGCGCGTGAGCACGGTCGCCATAACGATTGGCGGGACGGATGTCACGGCTGATGTCCTCTACGAGTCAGCGCATTTCGAGAGTCAGGTCAACGGTGTCGCCGGGACGTGCTACCTGCGCGTGCGCGATCTGGATCGGACCAAGACGTTCACCCCTGGCCAGGTGATGACCCTGGCTGTCGATGGCACGGTCATCTGGCGTGGTTTTGTCGGAGTGGTTACCCGAACCTACGTGTTCCCGGCCATCAACGTGACCGACTTTGGACTGGCTCGCTTCATCGACATCACGGGATCGGATATCAACATCCTGTTCGAGAAGCGGATCGTGTTCAAGCTATCCGATGGTGCAGATATCACGGCACCGCTACTCCCTCAGCACTACCCAGACAACAGCGCCATCGCGACTCTTGTGGCGAATTGGCTGGACCTGACCGGTGACGGGCTCGATACGGCGACCTTCGTCGAGAACGTGGCCGATACAACGTGGACGCAAGAGGGCCGCGCCTGGGAGGGCGGCGACACATGGGGGCAGGCGATGCAGTCAATCGCCAACCTGCCCGCCGCCATCTACTACATCGACCCTGACAAGAACCTCGTCTACACCGATGTCGATACGCCCACCGCTCCCTTCGGCCTGTCTGACCAGTACGACGGCACGACGACCAAGGGCTATCGCGAGATGCAGATCATCGAGGATGGGACCAAGCTGGCCAATGACGTGCTGGCATGGGGAGCTGGGTATGGCCGCCAGACTCCAGTTTTCGTACGCGATCAGGCACCTGCGAGTCAGGCGACGCATGGTCTGTGGCAGTACGCACAGGTTTTCTTCGGGGTCTACAAGCAAACGACCATAGATCGTATCGCAGCTTCGATCGTCGATGGATCGCCGCAGAGCAAGCGCGGTGCCAAGAACGATCGAGTCAGCGCGCAGGTCGTGACCTACGAGCCGGGACTGAAGGTTTCCCAGAAGGTGGACCTCTACAGCGAGACCTTCGGGTTCAACGACGTGATCCCCATCCGCAAGATGGACATCGACTTCGTTGGTCCCGAGACGCCGAAATACACCCTAGTCCTGAGCCACGAGATCGATACGCCGTTCGGCTACCGTAATCCGTTTCCTGGGTTCGACATCCACCTCCCTCGCTGGAGACCGCCCTGCCCGCCGCCGCTGGTGAGAAGCCCAAATGGGCAATGCGTTCTGCCTCCAATCATAGAGATTGGAGGCTGCACCGACGCGATCTGCGGTATCACCGATACGTTCACGCGCACGGTTGTGTCGGGCTGGGGAACAAGTGATTCCGGTCAAGTATGGGAGTGGGAGCCTGATGGTGGCGGGGGTACTGA